GTCAAAAAATTAATTGTATTAGTTGTATTTTTTTACTGTATAATATGTAGAGGTATAATTTTATGACTACTGAAAAATTTAATAAAACTGTCGAAGATTTGCTTGCTAAGTGTAAAAGTACACTGCTTAAAAAGCAAGATGAGTATAATTTAGATGAAGATAGATTGTCATTTTTTAAAGAGGGTAATGATTTAACTAAACTTTCACCGGAAAGAATTTTATACCTTTTTATGTATAAACATATTAAAAGTTTAGCTGATATGGTAGCTAGTGAACAACAATTTAGTGAACAACTTTGGACAGATAAAATAGTTGATAATATAAATTATTTGTTGTTATTATGGGCATTAGTTAATGATGACAATTTAGTTACGAAAAATGTAGCTACTAAAAAAACTAATGTTAGACTATTAGAAACTAAAAGCAAATAAGAGGTTAGTAGAGCAGATGAGTGAACAATATGATAATTACATCTATGAACATAAAAGTAATGTAGGTAAAGCATATACTTGGCTATTAGAACATCATCTTATTGATGGCAATTATTATATCATGTTAAATTTAGTAAATTCGCATGATGCTTCTAAATTTTCTGAAGAAGAGTATAATGCTTATGATACTTATTTTTATGGTAATAATATAACTCCTGAAGAGCAAGAAAATTTTAATGCTGCTCGGTTGCATCATATCCATAATAATCCGCATCATTGGGAATATTGGGTAGTAGCACAAGAAGATGGTGGTCAACAAATTTTAGAAATGCCTAAACAGTATGCAATTGAGATGCTGTGTAACTGGTGGTCTTTTGGTTTTAAAAGTGGAAATTTGTATGAAATATTTGATTGGTATAATAGTCATAAAGGTATTTTATTACATCCAGATACAAGAGCTTATATAGAAAGCTTATTAAATGCTATTCACGAAATATTATGTGCTGAAGATGCTGGTGCTGCTCAAAATTTATTACAAAATAAAGTTGATACTGTTAATGATACTGGCTTTGAACTTATAGATATGCCGGAGTTACCACAAGAACAAGCAGAAGATTCAATGCAGCCAAAAGAGTTGACTCCAGAAGAAGATATGCAAATAAATGATTATTTTACTGATGAGCTTATTGAAAAAACTGCAGAAGAATTGTTAACTGGAAAACAAATGTTAATTGGTAGTGCTTTTGGAGACTATTGGTTAATTCAAGTAAATGAACGTGGAGAAAATATTAGTAAAAATGGTGCTGGTATACGAATAAATGCTGCAGTAAAAAGAAGGTTAGAACACGAAATTGAAAAACGTGGCGGTATAGTTAGTGACCCGCTAAACCCGGAGAATAATAATTAATTTAAGGAGAAAAAATTTATATATGGCAATTAACATAATTAAACCCGGTAAAGAAACATTTAAAGCAATTTGTCAAATTTGTGGATGTGAATTTACTTATCAAACTGAAGATTTAAAGGAAGATATTTTTCATAATCATTATATAGAATGTCCTAATTGTAAAAACAGCATTTCTCATAATTATGAAGCAAAAAAGAGGGAAATTACTTGGCAAAAATTTATTGAAACAACTCCAGAAGTGGACAAGGCTCTAAATACTAACGCTACATTTTGGCCAGATTGTGATCAGTGCCCAAATAAACCTGCAGATATGTCATATGTTGGAGATTCGCCGTGCACTTTTTGTGTTAAGCATCAAATTTATTGTAGTTAATATGGAGGCTAAAAATAATGAGTCAAGAATATACACAATATATCGTTGAGCATAAAGCTAATGTCGAAAAAGCTTTTAGATGGATTATAGATCATAATATTTTTGAAGATTGTGAAATTCCAGTAAATATTATTGAGCACGATTTATCTAAATATAGCGCAGATGAATATCAGGCGTATGATGACTATTTCTATGGCAAACGCACGAAAGAAACTGAAAGAGCATTTAAGTATGCTTGGCTGCATCATATTCATAATAATCCACATCATTGGCAGTATTGGGTTTTAAAGCATGATGATGAGCCTGAAGAAGCTCTTGAAATGCCATTTGAATATGTTGTTGAGATGATTTGTGACTGGTGGTCGTTTAGTTTTAAAACAGGCAATTTATATGAGATCTTCGACTGGTACAAGAAGCATAAAGGTATGGTGCTTCATGAAAATACAAGAAAATTAGTTGAAGATACTTTAGACAAGATTAAGAAAGTTTTAGACGAGGAAAAAGCTAATGGGACAAGCAGACAAATATTTTAGAGACCAGATGAAAGTGATCAGAGAAACTGGTTTTAATGATAAAGATTTTAAAGTAAGAGCTAAATGGGAAGTAGATAATGTACCAGCTCATACAATTAAAACTTTTGGTTATGTAACTAGATATGATTTATCTAAAGAATTTCCAATTTTAACTTTACGTAGCCAAGGTTTTAAAGGCGCAGTTAAAGAATGTTTATGGATTTTCCAAAAGAAGTCTACAAACATTAATGATTTAGGCTTACATATTTGGGATGCATGGGCTGATGAAAATGGTGATTTAGGTAAGACCTATGCTTATCCATTAAGAGAAAAAATTAAATATCCAGAGGGTGAATTTGATCAAGTTGATTATTTATTATATCAATTAAAAAATAATCCTATGGATAGACGCATGATGCTTCAATTATTTGACCCACATAATGTTATTGAAACTAAGCTTCCACCATGTGTAATGACATATTTATTTGATGTATCAGATGGTAAATTAAATATGACTGTTATTCAAAGAAGTGGAGACTGCTTGGCAGCAGCCGCAGCTGGCGGTTGGGATGAAATTGGCGAAGCAGTTTTACAGCACATGTTAGCACAAGTCTCTGGCTTAAAAGTCGGTGAAATGGTACATTTGACAAATAATCTTCATATTTATGACAGACATATGCAATATATAGATGAAATTTTAGCTAACCCAGAATACGAAGCCCCAATTTTAAAAATTAATCCTAATGTAAAAGACTTCTATGATTTTAAACCAGAAGACTTTGAATTAGTTAATTATAAATCTACAAAATTGTCTACTAAGTTTGATGTTGCAGTTTAAAAAATACGTAAAAAATGCGTGAAAATATTTGCTAAATTAAATAGGGGCAAATAAAAATGAGTTATATAATCTATAAACATACCAATAAAATTAATGGAAAAGTTTATATTGGCCAAACGATTCAAAAAGCTAAAAGAAGATGACGTGGTGGTGCTGGATATCGTAATCAGCCAATATTCTATAATGCAATTAAAAAATATGGCTGAAAGAATTTTAGCCATGAAATTATTGCATCAAATATTGAAACATTAGATGAGGCTAATAAATTAGAAGAATATTGAATTAGTTACTATCATTCATATATTTATGACTCACAATGTAATGGTTACAACAATACTGCAGGTGGTAATAATAGAGATTTATTTGGAAAGGCCGTTTATGCTTTAACTGCGCATAAAGAAATTATTTGTGAATATAAATCAATTTCAGAAGCAGCTCGTATTTGTAGCTGCAGTCCAGATAGAATAACAAGATGTTGTCAACAATTAAAAGGCTACCGCACTGCTGGTAATTATTATTGGTGTTTTGTATCAGATTATGATAGCTATAAAATAAAATTAAAGCACATTAAAAAAATAAAAATATTAAAAGGCAGAAAACATAAAGCTGTTATAAGAATAGCAGTAGATGGCAGTGAAACTTTTTATGAGTCAGTTTCAGCAGCAGCTAGCGCAAATAATACAGAAAGAACTTGTATAAGCCATTGTTGTAAAACTAAAAATTCTACCTTACATGGTTATAAATGGAGATATGTAGATGAAAAAAGAACGAATGAGAATTAGTTTAGATATTTCAAAAGAGCTAAATGAAAAGCTTAGAAAGCAAGCAGATAAACAAGATATGACAATGAATGCATTAATTAGAATTGCATTAGAACAATATTTAAAAGAGGTAGCTGAATAATGACAATTGATTTAAGACATGCAAAAGAATTAGATCCAAATAAAACATATTTAATTTATGTTAAAGTTGGTGATCTTCCAGCCGAAAAACTTCAAGCAGTTGTTACACAAATAGATAAACAATTAAAAGAAAAAAATATTGATAAAACTATTTTTGTGCCTGTAAGGACAGATAATATTCCTATTGCTATTGAAAATATTGATGAAAAAACTTTAAATAAAACTTTAAAGCAATTTCTTGAAGAAAAATTTCATGGAGTAAAGTAATGACAGATAAAGAAAAAAGAGATTTACATACAGAAACTATTGTAACTCATATTAATATAGTTCGTAATTTGTGTTATCAAATGGGCATTCCAGAGCTTGGTGACGCCCATGACTTAAGTAAGTTTAGCCCAGATGAGTTTGAGATTTATAAATGGGCAGATGGAAAAAGAAGTCCACATGATAATGCAAGAGATGAATTAGGCTATAGTCCTTCTTGGATTCATCATAAAGCTAGAAATCAACATCATTGGGAATACTGGACTGACTTTAATGAAGCAACTCCTAATACTGACGGAACATTCACAATTATTTGTAAAGCTGTTAAAATGCCTTATGAAAGAGTTATTGAAATGTTTTGTGATTTTGTAGGTGCGGGTAAAGCTTATTCTAAAGATGCTTGGACCATTCATACACCTCTTGAATATTGGAAGAAAAACTGTGAAGGCAAAAGGGCTATGCATAAAGATTCAGAAAAGCTTTTAGTTACTTTGCTTGAAAAGCTTGATTCATTTGACAGTTTAGATGACTTTGTTGCTTGGTATAATGTTAATAAAGAAACTTTGCAGAAAAAGTATGAAAAAAATAGTTTAACATATTAGTTTAATAAAATAGGAGTAATTATTATGAGAAAATTACAGATTAAATATTGTTATACAGAAGAAGAGACAAATAATTTTTTACGTACACTTTCAATTGGTTTAAGTGGTGAAGTTAATGGTAAAACAGTATCTCCAACTTTGCAGGGTATTCAATATTGTGCAAAAGTTCAAGGTGATGGTTATGAAAGTCAGTATGCTGAAGATGATACTGGTATCACAGCTAAAGCAAAAGTAGAGAGTGAAATTATTGCAATTGTTCAATATTTTATTGAGGTTAATGACTAGTGTATAACAACAATAATAATAAATATAATTGTCAAACAGAAGATAGTAGTTATACTGCACAAACAGATGTGTCAGATTTAGAAAAATCTACAACTTATATAAAGTGTCCTAATTGCAATAAAAAAGCAGAAATAGATACTAATATAGTTTTCGCTTCATATCCACCACAATATAAATGGACTTGTCCACATTGTAATACAACTGGCTATATTCAGTGCGATAAAATTAAAGTAATAGATCCAGATACTTTTGAGAAAACAAAAGCAAGATTTGCAACAAACTGTAAAATATGTGGTGATGAAATTCTTATTTATGGTGACGAAGATCCAGTAATTTGTAAGGAATGTAAAGAAGCTATTATTGCTATGAGAAAAGCTTTAGGTACTTGGCATGAATAGTATTTTATATAATAGTTTAGATAAAGCGACTAGTGAAGCAATTGAATCTGGTGACCAAGTTATTTCTATTGAGTGCCCTTGTTGTCATAAGATTTTTTATACAACAAAGACTAAAGCTGCTTACCGATTAGCAAATAGAGCACCAGAAGATTTTGATTTTGATAGAGCTAAAATTTCTTTAAAACAGCTTGGTGAAAAATGTCCATATTGTGGTTTTGCAGCTGAGCTTGGCGCTAGTGAACTATTTGGTATTGATAGAGATTTTATATATAAAAGTCTTGAAGCTGAACAAAAAGCAGATGAAAGTATAGAAGCAAATCAGTCTTCTTGAGCAGAAATTTGTAATCCAGGAATTAATTTTAAAGAGGTAGATAAAGATGATTAAAGGTATAGTAGCAGTAGACCGCAATTGAGCAATTGGCAAAGTCAATAAAGAAACTGGTATTGGTCAGCTTTTATTTAATATCCCAGAAGATCTTAAATATTTTAAAGAAAAAACAAATCATAATATTGTGGTTATGGGGTATTCTACATATCTATCATTACCAAAAAAACCGCTTCCAAATAGAGTTAATGTTGTTTTATGAGATAAGGCGCAGCTTCCAGTAGAAACAAAAGATGGAGCTATTTTCTTTAATAATTTCGAGGCATTACTTAGCTTTGTTAAAATATTAAGTAAAGAATATGATGTATTTATCTGCGGCGGTGCTTCTGTTTATAGACTTTTTTTACCATACTATGATGAAGTTTTAGTCACAAAAGTTGACGCAGAAGATAAAGAAGCAACTGCCTTTTTTCCATGTTTAGACGAAAGCGAATCATATTATCTAGATAAAGAATTATCATCTGGTATTAGTAATGGATTACACTACACATTTTTAGTATATAGTAATAGAAATAAGCTTGCAGATACTTTAAGTACAGATCATAATAAGATACATATAACAAATTTTGATTCTGCTGAATTTGAAGCAATTTTAAGCACTATTAATGAAGTATTAGCTAAACATAACATTATGCCATTGACTTATAATATGGTTGATGTTAAATTAAGTAAATATGACACTGATGGCAAGTTTGGTAATAAATCTATTTGACGTATTACTAGTGTTCAAAATAAAAATTTATTTGGTTATTCATTATTACAAGAATTAAAAGCAGCAGTAACTGAAGCTTTTCCAGAATACGTAAAAGACAGAACAATTAAAATTGGGGCATTTAAAGACACAAATGGTGTTTATCAGAATTCTATTGTTATTGTAGTCGGTAATCTAAAGGATAATACTTGAACACGACAAGATTTAGAATTATATGGTAAGGACCAAGAAGTTACTACTAGACTAAATGAATTAGAAAAAAGAATGTTTAGACGCCAAGGTGATACAAGAACTACTGAAGAGCGCTGAAATGATTTTTTATGAACAACTGTTTATGAATCAAAGTTATTAGAAACTCCGATGAAAGATGTAGATAATTTAGTGCTTGTACACAACAACGATGTATTTTCAATTGATCCTGATCTTAATACAGATTTTATTGGTACAGTAAAAAATGTTGCAAATTGTAAAGTTGAAGGTAAATCAAGTTGAGAGCCATTTGAATATATAGATACTGTTGCAGGTAGAGCAGCTTTTGCAAAACATTTTGCAGATATTGCTTCTAACCTTGGTTCTTTCCATGATGCAGATTATATTTTATTTGTTAATAAATCTACCGAAACTGTTATTTGTATTAATAAAAATGATTATTTTGATAATTGATTTGCAGGTAATATTAAATTAGTCTAATGAAATTTTTTATAAGTTATTTTCAGCAACTTAGATTTTTTGATAAGAATTGTATACCAATAGATACTTCTGTTTGGGCACCAAAATGGCTAGATCCATCTAATGGTAAAAAACAGTATGTTAATGAAAATGGAGTAATAATTGGTATTAAAGAAGAAAGTTTTTTAATGACTGAAGATGAAATACCTAAAGAAATGTGTGCTGGAAAGCCATGCCCATATGAAAATAAGTGGCCACATTGTCAATTTTTAGATGCTTATTGTAAACATTTACAAAAAATAGACTTTTATGGCTATTTAATTCCAGAATTAACTAGAATAGCTGAAGAAGTAAGAAAAGTAACACACTATGAAGGAGAACAAAAAATTATTTTAATGGTTCATGAGAAACCAGATAATCATTGTTCAGAAAGACTTGGTTTAGTTAAGCTTTTTGCAGATCATGGTATAGAATTAAAAGAGTGGACTAAAGAAGAATCTGGATTAATATTTTAAATTGTATAATAATATATGAGTATATTTTTAATTATAATTGGAGCTATTTTATTAGTTATCTGTGGAATTTTATTTTTAGCTTCTTATACAGTATTAAAAAATCAAGCAAATTGGGATGATTTTTATAAACAGATAGAAGAAAACAATTTGTCTGTTCCAGAAGAAACTGTTTATAATTTAACTCGTAGAATGAATTTTTGGTTCAGTCTTGGAGTTGTTATTGGTCTAATTTTAATAGCAGGTGGAATTATATTACAAATAGCATTTAAATAAAATAAGAAAGGAAATAATTATGAAAACAACATTAGTTTACGGATTTACTACAGAAGAAATCGAAGCTTTAAGTAAGGCTGGTAAAATTTTAGGTGATTTATCTAATGAATTTAAAGATCCTGGTGACACTGAGAAGGCTTTAGATGAAACTACACGTGGTTTAATTGCCGCTTTAAAAGACGTTTTAAGTAGATTTTAATAAAGATGCCTTTGGAGGTAGACAATGAAGAATATTTTAGAATTGACAAAAGAGCTTGGTATTCCTGATAAGTATGTAATTCCATATGGCTGAGACAAAGCTAAAATTGATTTAAAGTATAAAGAAGAATTAAAAAATAAAAAAGATGGTAAATTAGTTTTGGTTACTGCTATTACTCCAACAAAAGCTGGTGAAGGTAAAACAACTACTACTATTGGTCTGCATGATGGATTAAGACGAATTGGTGTTAACTCATTAGCAGTTTTACGCGAACCAAGTTTAGGCCCTGTATTTGGCGTTAAGGGTGGCGCTGTCGGTGCGTTAAAATCTACAATTATTCCAAGTGATGATATTAATCTCCATTTTACAGGTGATTTTCATGCATTAACTTCTACTATTAATTTAATTGCTGCTATCATTGAAAATTCTGTATTTCAAGGTAACCCATTAAATATTAATCCAGATAGAATTGTTTGGACAAGGGCTTTAGATATGAATGATAGGTCTCTTAGAGATATTACCGTCACAAGCTCTGACTCTAAACATTCTATTACTCATAAATCTGAATTTGTTATTACAGTTGCTTCTGAATTAATGGCAGTTTTTTGTATTGCTAATGATGAAGAAGAATTTTTAGATCGAACTGAAAAAATTATTGTCGCTTATACATTTGATGAAAAGCCAATTACAGTTAAAGACTTAAATATTCGTGGTGCTATTAAGAAATTAATGCATACAGCAATGAATCCAAATATTGTTCAAACGCTTGAAGAAAATCCTGTTTTGGTTCATGGCGGTCCTTTTGCCAATATTGCCCATGGTTGTAATTCTGTTATTGCTACAAAATTAGGTTTAAAATTAGCTGATGTTGTTGTAACTGAGGCAGGATTCGGTGCTGATCTCGGCGCTGAGAAATTCTTAGATATTAAGTGTCAAAGGGCAGGTTTAAAACCTGATGCTATTGTTCTTGTTGCAACTGTCAGAGCTTTAAAACTCCATGGTGGTGTTAAGTTTGAAGACTTAGATAAAGAAAATGTCGAAGCAATGAAAGCTGGTATTTGTAATCTTAAAAAGCATGCTGTAAATATGTTAAAATATGGAGTACCTATTATTATTTCCGCAAACAGATTCCCAAGTGATACAGATGCTGAAATTGTAGAGTTAAAGAAATGGTGTATTGAAAATGGATACAGATTTGCTCTTAATGAAGGGGCTATTAAAGGTTCAGAAGGCGCAGTTGAATTAGCAACTACTGTTAAAGAAGTGTTAGATACTACTGTAGCAAACTTTACTCCGCTATATCCAATTGGTGAAAATTCTTGGTCTATTAAAGATAAAATTAATTATATTTGTCAGCAAATTTACGGAGCAGGTGATGTAGTCTATACAGATTTAGCAAATGAACAAATAGATAAATATACTAAAATGGGTTACTCTGATTTAGCAGTATGTATGGCAAAAACACCTAATTCTTTAACTGATGATGCTAAAGTGTTGGGCGCTCCAACTGGATTTACTGTTACAGTTAGAGAAGTTAGACTTTCTGCAGGTGCTGGATTTATTGTTCCACTTACTGGTCAGATAGTTCAAATGCCAGGCTTACCTAAACATCCATTGGCATGTAAAATGTAGTACTAATTAAAAGGCGGTTAAATAATTATGGCAGAACAAGAATTTGTTGAAGGCTTTGGTGCATTAAATTCATTAACAGATGTTAGAGATTATAAGTTAAAAAAACAGTTAGTTAAAAATACTTTTCCTGATACTTTTGAGTTAGAAATGTGCGATGTAAAAAACCAATGATTTGTAGGCTCTTGTGTTGCACATGCAGTTGCTGAAACTATTGAATATCATAATAAAGTTCAAGATAAAATTACAGATAAAGTTAGTGTTGGTTTTATTTATGGAAATAGAAGAAATACAACTCATAAATCTGGTGGCATGTATGTAAGAGAAGCTTTACAAAATGCATGTGAATATGGAGACTGCTTTGAAATTGATTTTCCAGAAAATAAAGAAGTTCCAAAAGCTATTGATTTATTTGAAAAAAGATTTGATAATCTTAAAGAAAAAGCATATCCAAATAGATTTTCAACTTATTTTAGAGTAGAAAGTGACGATGACATTAAATATGCTTTAATAAATTATGGGCCTGTAATATTTACTATGTATTGATATAAAGATGTTAAGCTTAAGGATGGTATTATTTCTACATCTCAGAATAAGAAGAAGTCTAAAGGCATACATTGTATGGTTATTTATGGTTGGAATAAAGATGGTTGGCTTATTCAAAATTCATGGGGTACTTTATGGGGTAAAAAAGGCCGTGCTATCTTACCATTTAATATTAAAAAGAATGAAGCTTGAGGAGTGTCAGACGATGTAGCTGGTGAAAACACAGATATTAAAAAGCCATTTCACAAATCTTTATTTTTAAAATTTGTTGCAAAGGTGTTAAATTTATTAAGTAATTTATTTAAAAAGAAGAATTAATTTGTATTTTTAAATACGCTAAATTATTTAGATATATTAATACAGGAGTTTTTAAAATGGCAACTAATACAAGAGCTGAATTACTTACTAAACTTACACCGATTCCAGCAGATGACATATTAAAATTTATGGGTGGACTTCGTGGCGGTACTTATTTTAATATGGGTATGTACTCACCAATTCCAATAGCACGTGGTTATAAAGATACTTTTGAAATTTATAAAGTAGTAGAGATGACTGCTATTGTAAGCGGTGTAGACTATGAAAATATTGGTACTACTAAGGATTTCCGTGCAGAGACTGGAATAGATAAAGGTAGTTCATGGTATGATCATATGCAAGGTTATGAAAATAAAGTAGGTCAGCATAAGACTAAACCAGACCAAAAATATGTTTTATGGGATATTAAAAAATGTTCCGGCACAAATGTTAGATACTATCTTGTAGATACATCAACTGGAGATGTCACACCAATTACTAAGGAGGCAGTGCTTGCTTCAGATTATTTAACTGCAAGTGAAAAAAAGAAACTTATGCCAACACCAGTAACAGGAATAAGTTTAACTACAGGCGAATTAGTAACTAATAAAACTGTTTGGCGTACAACAGCATTTGATCATATTTTTTGGCTTAGCCAAAGCGGTAATGCTACAGCTGAGTACGGTGTTCGTTTTGAAGAAGATTTACATGAAGATGTAGATGGTGATTTATTTGCAGATGGACACCCATGGGCATGTGATGACTTGGATTCATTACTTGCTGCACCTAATACAGATGAATTTGATTTAGATTTCTAAAAATTAAATTACCATAAATGCCACTTAATTGTGGCATTTTTTATTATGTACTATTAATATCGTATAATAAATAAGAAGATTAAGAGGTACATTATGACAGAAATAAAACAATATGTAAAAGAGGAAAAAGAAAAAATTAAGCAATTAAATTTGCAAAATTTAAAATTAGTAATTATTCAAGTTGGTGCTGTAGAGGCAAGCTCCAGATACGTAAAGAATAAATTAAAGGATTGTGAAGAAGTAAATTTACCAGCTGAATTAATTCAATTACCAGAAACTACTTCAGAAAAAGAAATTTTAGATTTGATTGCTTCTTTAAATAAAGATGATTCAGTAACAGGGTTTATAGTTCAGCTTCCACTTCCAAAGCAGATTAGCGAAGAGCATGTTATTGAAGCAATTGCACCAGAGAAAGACGTTGATGGTTTTTCTAAGCAAGCAAAAGTTAATCCTGGCACGCCGCAGGGGGTTATTGATTATTTAGAGTCACAAAATTATAAGTTTGAAAATAAAAATGCAGTTGTTATTGGTAGAAGCAATATAGTTGGCAAACCATTAGCAAAATTATTATTAGATAGAAACTGTAATGTAACTATTTTACATTCAAAAACTAGTGAAGAAAATAAAAGGCTTCTTTTAGAAACTGCTGACCTTATAGTTTGTGCAGCAGGTAAACGTAATTTAATAGATAACTCATATACTTTAAAATCAACAGCTGTTATTTGTGATATTGGTATCAATTTTACAGAACAAGGCAAGCTGGTTGGAGATGTTGAGCAAAACTTAAATGTAGCTTTTAAGAGCCCTGTTCCTGGGGGCTTTGGTTTGTGCACAAGGCTTGCATTAATAAAAAATTTAATCAGATTAAGTGTATTAAAAAATAACCTATAGTAATATAAAAGATTCCACTCTATAAATCGTGGAATTTTTTATTTTGCTAAATTATATTGAGGGCTTATTTATGGAATATAAAAGATTAAATTTTGAAGACTACTTTATAATTTGTTCGGATAATTGAAATAAGTTAGAAACAGATTTAGAGTTAGCAAAGTATAAAGAAGTGTCATATGAGTATAAAGGTAAAACTTTTTATGCCAACTATCAAGTGCGATTTGACGTCACTCGTAATTGTATACAAGTAATTTTTCAACAAACTTATGAAAAGTCAGATTGGCTAGTTAATTTTGATTTTCCTAAAAAAGTATATGATCAATTTACTTTTGATGGCAAGCTTATTCAACTTCGTGCACATGGTGGTTGGGTTAGAATGTGGCTTGCAACCCAAGATATGGTTAGAGATGAAATTAAAGATTTACTTTTAAAATATCCTAAAGCTTATGTTGAAGTTTTTGGTTGATCG